CTGACTGTATTTTAATGAGAGTATTTTAGGAGGATAATATGCTATCAGTCGGAGATAAGTTCCCTGCATTCTCACTGCAAGGAATAAACGAAAAAAATGAATTTGTGAGAGTTGAAGTAAACGAAAGATATATGCCACAGAAAAAACAGTGGAGCGTAGTTTATTTTTATCCTAAGGACTTTACTTTTATATGTCCAACAGAAATAGCAGGATTTGACTGTTTAGTCGATGATGCTAATGTTATTGGAATAAGTGGAGATAATGAGTTCTGTAAATTAGCTTGGAAACAAGATAATAATTTAATTGGTACTATTAATCATACATTAGCAGCTGACTGTGGATTAGGACTATCACATCAACTAGGTATTGTTAATGAAGATGAAGGTGTTCCATACAGAGCAACATTTATCTTTGATAAGAATAGAGTTATACAACATGTATCTATTAACGCTTTAGATACAGGAAGAAACGCACAAGAGGTATTAAGAACATTGAAAGCTTTACAAGCAGGTGGTCTTACAGGTTGTGCTTGGAATGAAGGTGAAGAGTTTGTCGGATAAAGATAATCCAATAGAGCAAAAGATTATGACAAAGAAGAGATTCTCTGCAGCAGTAGAGCATCTTGTAGCAAATAATAATATGTCATATATCGATGCAGCATCTTATGTCGTAGAACAAAGAGGTATGGATTATAAAAATCTTAAGAAGCTCTTAACAGATTCTTTAAAGCAAAAGATTGAAGAAGAAGCTTCAGGCTTACATTTAATCAAATCAAAGAGAGGTAATAAACTACCTCTATGAATGACCCATTTGAATCTTATAAATTATATAACGCACTTAAATTACATTTCGAAACAGATGGATATGATGCGATTAAATATCATTTTAAGACTTCAGTAAAACCTACGTCATTCTTTAAACGAAAAGATAAGTTTTTCTTTGCAAAGCTAGCTAAGACATATGAAAATGAATTAAAAGATTTTTATATAGCTAACTTTAAAAACGACGTTAAGTATGTCGGTGATATGCTTAATGAAGGTGGAGAAAGATATTATAGAGACCATAAAAAAATTATGGAATCTTTAACGTATCAGTTTCAAACTGATATAAATAAACTTAATGATATGGATGTATCGTTTGATTCTCTTTTAGAAGCAGAAGATAATAATCATCCATTGATTATAAAGCTTTGGATGCAAGAAGAAATACTATTGGAAACAGTAGTTATCTTGGATTCAATAATTGGATTTGTAGAACGCGAAAATAAAAATATTACGGACACTATTATATGGCCTGATATTTATAGAAAAATTATGAAATACAAACCATTTGTAAAGTTTGATAGAAATAAATGTTTAAATTTATTAAAAGAAACCTTTACAAAACCATAGAAGTGTGGTATAATATACTATTATATTATGGATAAAGTGGACAATTCAGTAATACAGTGTAAATACAGGAGAAATATATGTCACTAGAAAATCTAAAGAGCATGCGAGGCTCGTCAATCGACAAACTCGTAAAAGCAGCAGAAGCAGTCTCTTCAGCAAAACCAGAAACTACTAATTCCTATGCGGATGATAGATTTTGGAAGCCTACAAGAGATAAAGCAGGAAACGGTTATGCCGTTGTCAGATTCTTACCAGCAAAAGATGGTGAGGACTTACCTTGGGTAAGATATTGGGACCATGGATTCAAGGGACCAACTGGCTTATGGTATATCGAAAACTCTTTAACGTCCATTGGACAGCAGGACCCAGTATCGGAGCATAACTCTGTACTTTGGAACTCTGGTAGAGACGAAGATAAAGCAACTGCTAGGGATAGAAAAAGAAGGCTACACTACGTAAGTAATGTACTAATTGTTTCTGACCCGTCAAATCCAGAAAATGAAGGAAAGGTATTTCTTTATAAGTTTGGTAAGAAAATCTTTGATAAGATTATGGACGTCATGCAACCTCAGTTCGCTGATGAAAACCCAGTAAATCCTTACGATTTCTGGGAAGGCGCAGACTTCAAAATCAAAATCAGAAAAGTAGAAGGTTGGGTAAACTACGATAAATCAGAATTTAGTTCATCATCATCATTGTATGACGGCGACGAGTCTAGATTAACCGAAGTTTATGACAAACTTTATTCTTTACAAGATTTCTTAGAGCCAAGTAATTATAAAACTTACGATGAGCTTTCAATGAAGTTGAATAAAGTACTAGGTATTGATGCAGGTCATGCTCCAGTTGAATCGACTATGAGTCAAGCTCCAGTAGCAGAAGCAGCACCAGTTGCGGCAGCTGATACAAGCTTTCCACCAGCAGAAGATAATTCTGATGAGGATGATACATTGAGCTATTTTGCTAAACTAGCTAAAGAAAGTTAATTAAATTTAATTTTCGGAGGGGACTGAATGGTCCCCTTTTTTTTAGTCTGAATATTGATTAAAGAATTTAAATTTCATACCCGCTTCTGATGGAGCGTCACCATTAACTATTACTGTAGCACCGCCAGTAACATTTTGATATGAGAGCTGTTGAGTAGGTGGACCAGCTGGATATTTTTCTCTTTTTGCTTCCATTGCTAGCATTTTGCCTTCATCAGATAAACCTTTAATTATATTACCATCTGAATCTCTACCATCTCTTTTTTCTTTCATTGCTTCAAAGGCATCAGCCGCGGCTTTACCTTTAGACATAACTTCATTAAATTTACGAGAAAAAGCTTCACCTGGGCCTTCTCCACCAGGCATTGCTGCTTTAATTGCGGCAAAAGCGCCAGCTGCAACTGCTTTTGGAAATGCTGATATTTTTGCAAATATAGCCATTAAGCTTAATCCTATATTTTTTATAATACCACCAACACCAATATCAGCTAGTGATTCTCTTATTAAGTTTAAAAAAGATATAAGTCCATCTGTAATTGTATCAAATATTTTATCAAAGAAATCTGCAAAAGAAAATGATTTTAGTTTATCCTTTGCTCCTTTAAAACCAAATAGACCTAAAATAAATGCTGGTATAGTAATTATGAAAAAATCCAATACTGAACCAACTAACATTCTAAAGGCTCCTTTTATACCACCTAATACACCAGCAATGATTTTATTTAAACCATCTTCTTGTGATTTTAATCCTTTTATAAATCCTGTAATAAACCCTATAATACCAAGAACTGGTCTTAATATCTGACCAAATACCATACCTAATCTTTGAAATGCTCCTTTAAATTTATCTAATACACCGAATAGAGTTTTTAATACAGGTAGTTTATTAAAGAACATAAATATTTTAGTACCTATGTTTGTAAAATTCTTTCCTACATTTTTTGTAGATGCAGTTGCAGCGTCTAAACCTCTTGCAAATACAATACCAATTCTTTTAGGTAGATTCATTAACATTCTAAAAGGTTTTAATATCATCTGTACTAATTTATTAGCACCTTGTCCTACTAATCCAGAAGCTTTAATTTTAGTATCAATTCTACCAAATGCGGTAAATGCTGATTTTCTTCCAGTTAAAAATCCTGTCATACCCTTTAAAAAGTTGCCTACATTTGCTATCGATAGCTGCGCTAACTTACCAAGGTCCTTTCCAGCATTTAAAATAAATCTTGCAGCTTTTGCAAAAACACCGCCACCTTTACCTTCAGCTGAAAATTTAAATGTTTTTGCAACTCTATCTCCAAAACTACTAAATATGTTTTTTATGTTATTAAAGAGGACAGGAAGACCAAGTGTTTTAGACATATTTGTGGCTCCTTTGATAATACCTTTACCTATATTAACATACGGCACCATAAAACCTTTAAAGACTCCAATAAAGAAACTCACTAATGCTGTTCTAAAAAGCAATCCCATAATAGAAAAGCCTTTTTTATCTTTATATTGAAACTGTAATAGTTTAAACTGCATTTTTAACTGTTTAAATATATCTAATAAGCTATCATTTCTTTCATCATCTCTTCTTGCTTCCATACGGTCGCGTAAAAGCTGTTCTTTATCATTTTCTAAATCATCTAATCGACCTTCTTTTAAAGTCATTATTAAATCTTGCATTGCGTCAATTTGTGATTGACTCATATTCATAGAATCTTTTTCTAAATGGTCTTGTAATTCTTTTGAATATACTGCAGCTTCTTTTGCTATAGCATTTTGGTCACTATTCATTTGCTTTAGACTATCGACTAAATCATCAAATGGGTTAAAGGTGCCTTGTGATTCTAATGCCATATTTTAATCCTTATTTACCGAATGCTTTACCAGCTTCACTAATACCAAA